GGTCATGAACGCAGAAAGACGAGAGAAGTTCAGGAAGTGGTTTAATGGTGCATTGCTTCCTAGTAGAAGCAAGGATGGTATCGTAAGGATCATAGGTACTATTCTGCATATGGACAGTATGCTTGAAAGATTGATGCCCAAGCCGTATGACAAACACGTATTACGAGAAGAACTCAAGGAAGTAGGACCAAGCAGGAATTTCACTTACTCAGCAAAGTACAAAGCCCACAACCATGACTTTTCACAAATCCTTTGGCCTGCCTATAAAAGTAAAGAGTGGCTCCAGCAGGAAAGGTCAACTTACCTGTCTCAGGGAATGGGAGAGATCTATTCTCAAGAATATCTTAACATCCCGATTGATGAAAGCTCGTCCTTATTTCGAAAGGCAGACTTTAGAGAATGGAAGGAAAAAGATCTGGTCGGGAAGCCACTACATTATTATATCTCCTGTGACCTCGCTGTTACGCTCAAGCAGAAAGCGGACTGGTCTGTATTCGTCGTCGGAGGAGTGGACGCAGAATCTAGGCTATATATCCTTGAAGTAATCAAGGAACGTATGGATTCCTTGTCAATCTGTGATACAATCTTGTCCCTGAACAAACGATTTGATCCTGAGTTCGTAGTCATGGAAAAGGGTATGCTGACCAACAGCATTCTTCCTGTCCTTAACCAAAAGATGCTTGCGGAGAACAATTTTGTCGTCTTACACACCCTCACACCAAGTACTGATAAGGTATCTAGGGCACAGTCAATCAGAGCCAGAATGCGCTCAGGAAACGTGTTCTTCAACAAAGAGGCCGAGTGGTTTGAACCTCTACTCACGGAAATGTCACGGTTTCCAAGGGACATACACGATGACCAAGTTGATGCACTCTCATATCTCGGACTAGCTCTGGACAAGTTCGTTGAAGCTCCAACCCCAAAGGAAGTAGAGGAAGAAGAAAGATACGAAGCTCTCTCGGAAAGTGGTTTCTTCGATCAGGGCAGAAGTGCCATTACAGGATACTAACATGGCAAGACAGTATACAGATAAGATGAAAACAGAGTATAAAAAGAGAACTCAGGAATGGAGAAAGAATAATCCAGAGAAACGAGCTAAACAAGCAAAAGCGTCTAATGACAAAGCAAGGTTTTCTAAGTATGGTATAGATGAGGAGCACTATCTTCATCTGTTTAATCAGCAAGAGGGTAGATGTGCTATTTGTCATACACATCAGCAGAATTTAAAAAGAAGTCTAGCAATAGACCATTGTCATACTAAAGGGCATGTTAGAGGACTTCTCTGTACAAGTTGTAATACAATGCTAGGTTTAGCTAAAGATAATACTGATATTCTGCTTTCAGCAATTTTATACTTAAGGAATGAATGATGGATATGCAAGACCCGATGATGGGTGGTCAACAGCCACCAATGCCTGAACAAGGTGGTATGCCGCCTGAAATGATGCAACCACCAGAGCAACCTCCTATTGGTCCTGATCCAATGGAACCGGAAGATCAAATGGACAAGATCGTGGACTTTGCGTTGTCCGAGATCAACATTGCCAAGAAACTCAAGAACAAGAAGAACAAGGAAACTGGTGAAGACGTACTGGTAGAGCTTGGTCAGAAGGTTGTTGATGGCTTTGAAGCTGATGAAGAGTCTCGTAAAGGCTGGGTAGAGCGTAATGCAGAGTGGCTTAAGCTTTCCATGCTCATTAGAGAAGGTAAGTCCTATCCTTGGCCTAATGCTTCTAACGTCAAATATCCTCTGTTAGCCACAGCAGCCATGCAGTTTAGTGCTAGAGCTTATCCTGCTCTGGTTCCCAGTGATGGTAAGGTAGTCAAAGCCAAGGTCATTCCTTATGATCCTGATGGTTTGTTTGCCATGAAGGCTGAATTCATTGCCAAGCACATGAGCTATCAGGTTGTAGAGAAGATCCCACGTTGGGAAGAAGACATGGATAAGCTTCTCATGACTATGGCTATCAGTGGTATTGCCTTTAAGAAGACTTACCACAACTCCATTTTAGGAGTTCACCACAGTCATTTGGTTTATCCAGAGAACTTCTCTGTTAATTACTGGGCTAAGAGCCTTGAAAAGGCATATCGTAAGACTGAAATCCTGTATTACACCGAGAATGAATATCGTGAAAAGGTAAACAACGATGAGGAATACCTTGACCTCGACCTTACACCTCCCCAGAATGATGCCAAAAAGTCAGAACGAGTGGCGACAGGTACTTCTGCTCCTCCTGTGGACGAATCTACCCCACATTGTTTCCTTGCACAACACACGTTCCACGACCTAGACGGAGATGGATATGAAGAACCCTACATTATTATTGTCCATAGGGACACCAAGCAAGTTGTCCGTATCATTGCTAGATGGGATTCCGATGGAGTCAAGAGAACAGATAAAGGCAAGATTGCTAGAATTGTACCCGTGGAGTACTTTACCGCGTTTCCATTTATTCCTAATCCTGATGGGTCTATATATGCTCTCGGATTTGGACTATTACTTGGACCGATGAATGAGTCAGTCAACTCAATTATCAACCAACTCATTGACTCAGGAACCCTTAACAACCTCCAATCGGGGTTCATTGGTAAGGGTTTACGTCTACGAATGGGGGTTACTACGTTACAACCCGGAGAATGGAAGGTTGTCAACGCTTCCTCGGAAGATCTTGCCAAAGGTATTTTCCCGTTACCCACAAAAGAGCCTTCTGGAGTACTTTTTAACCTCCTCAACATGCTCATTACCTCTGGCAATCAACTTGCTTCTATTGCTGAGATATTCGTTGGAAAGATGCCCGGACAGAATACCCCTGCGACGACAACACAAGAGACAGTAAAGCAGGGGATGGCCGTCTTTACGGCTATTTACAAGCGTGTTTATCGTTCTTTGTGCGAAGAATTCAAAAAGATCCATCGTCTTAATCGAATTGTACCGGGTATTGTCGAAGAAGATGCTAAGAAACTGAAGATGGACCTGATTTCTGACGATTATGACGACGATAATCTCATTGTACCCGGTGGCGATCCTACTGGAGACTCAGAAACCACTAAAATGATGAAGATTGACAAGGTTGGAGCGATGCTTCAGCTTGGTACAATCGATCCTATGGCCTTTACTGAGTGGAGTTTGAAGGCTTTGGAGATTCCAGACTACAAATCTCTGCTTCCTAAGCCTCAACCTCCTCACCCTAGTCCAGAACAGCAGCAAATGGAAGCTGAAATGCAGATGGCTCAACAAAAACATGAGTTAGACATGAAAGGAAAGGAGGCCGACATTGCAGCTAAGGAGAAACTGGCTCTCATTAAGGCAAATGCTGAAGCTGCGAAGCTTGAGGCACGGAAGACAGAACAAGCGATGGATCTTCAGGGCCAACGTGCGAAGATGGTACATGATAACATCGGGAGAGTTACCAAACAGAGATTGGATGAACGAAAACAACAGACAGATTTAGCCCTTGCTCAGGCTAATGCAGCACAATCGCTGCGGCAAAAAGAGCAACAGCATCAACAGAAGATGAGACAAGATAGGAGCAAACCTAAGAATGGTAAACAAGGCTGATTACATTGCGTGGAGAGATAGTGCAGTTACACAGAGTCTTCTTACAGATTGCAAAGAAGCTATTGAGTCTATTGCGGCAGAACTCCTCACTAGAGAACTTCCGAATATAGATAGAGACACCTTCCTCAAGGGACATCTGAAAGGATTAGAAGCTGTTCTTTCGTGGCGTCCAGAGTTTGCGGAGGACAACCATGAAGGTTAAAGCCATTGGACATAGAGTTTTGGTTAAGCCTGATCCCGTTGAGGAAAAGACTGCTGGCGGTATTGTATTGGCAGTTGATACAAAACGTGAACGCGCAGGCGCTCAGAAAGGCACTGTGGTCGATATCGGACCTCTGGCATGGACCAATGAAGTGATCTTTGGTAAGAATCCTAGTCCTTGGTGCAAAGTAGGCGATAGAGTTTTCTTTGCTAGGTATGGTGGCAAGATGATCAACCTGAATGAAGATACAACTCAGGAAGAAGATTGGATTGTAGTCTTGAATGATGAAGACTTACAAGCCCTAATTGAGGAAGATTAAATGACAGACGAGACAGTAATTCCTACAGCAGAAGAGATTTTAAAGCCAACAGAACCAGTAGTTGAGACTCCTAAGACCGAGACTGCTCCTGTTCTTTCGGAAGCAGAGCAGGTTGCAATGGAGAATGGTTGGGTGCCTAAGGATCAATGGAAGGGTGATCCTGATGCATGGCGTCCAGCCAAGGAATTCAATGATCGTGGTGAGTTCTTCAAGCGTATTGATAGGCTTGAGCATAAGAACCGTGAACTGCAACAGGCCATGACGTTCCTCACGGAACAACATAAGCGGCAGTATCTTGCAGGATTCAATGATGCTATTACTAGACTACGTGCTCAACGTGATGCAGCCCTCGAAGAGGGTAATGCTTTACAGGCACAAAGAATCAATGATAAAATAGATGAGGTGAAAGAGCGAGCTAAAGAAGCTCAAGCAACAGCAGTAGTACCAAAGACTGCACCAGAACCTTCGGCAACATACCAAACATGGGCTGAAAGAAATAGCTGGTACACCAAGGATAAAGTGCTCACAAAATACGCCGAAGCAATCGGCGCAACCTTTAAAGAAGAGAATCCCTCGTCTACAGAAGGTGAAATGTTGAGATACGTTGAGACTGAAGTAAAGCGAGAGTTCCCGCATAAGTTCACTAGAGGGGCACCTAATCCAGATGGTGAAGGGCGTGGAAACGGAGCAACAAAACCAAGCACTACCGGCAAGTATTCGTCAGTTGAGAGTTCCCTTACGTCTGAACAAAGAAACATTATGAATACGATTATTAAGACGACAGGTATGACGAAAGAAGAATATCTCAAGCAATATTCCGGTCAATAGGAGATCAACAATGGGTATGAGAGAGGAAGTAAAGAAGAGAGTTATCCAAAAACGGTCTGGTTTAGGTGGCCGTGACGTATTGTCTTTAGATGGGATTAACGACCAAGATCAGTTCCATTATCACTGGGTCAATGACATTGGTGATCGGTTATACCAAAGGTTCAAAGAGGGGTATGACTTTGTGGAGAAGGGTGGTGTATCCGCTGGAGACATTACAGTTGAATCTGCGCGTGGCACGGATTCTCTTATGAAGAAAGGTGTAGGTAGGGGTATTACTTCCTATTTAATGAAGATCCCTATGGATCTTTACGAAGAATACCAATCTGAGAAGAGACAAAAAGTTGCCGAAAGTGTTGAAGAAATTAAGGGAAGCGGGAAGCAAAGTGGAGTATACGGAGAAGTCAAAGTCTCGTAGCACCATGAGCGGCCCGTTAAATATTAAGGAGAATTAAGTATGGCTCAATTAGCTCCGTTCGGGCTTCGTCCCGTCCGTATGCTTGACGGGTCGCCTTATAATGGTGCAGTTAGTTTGATGGCTATTCCTGCGTCTGATGGTACTGCTACATTTATTGGTGATGTTGTCAACTTTCATACCGAAGCTGGTGCCGCTGGTGCGACAGTGAATGGTCTGAATCTTGAAGGTGTTCCTTATGTTGTCCGCTCTGCTGATGGTACTATTGGTCAGAATACAGCGGGTGTTGTGGTTGGTTTCCTGCCAGATCCTACGGCTCTTGGTACGAAGTATCGTTTAGCGTCTACTCTGCGTGCTGTTCTGGTTGCTCCTGCTGATGGGATCATCTATGAATGTCAAGAAGATGCGGTTGGTGAGAATATCGCCAAGGAAAGTGCGAATCTGAATATTTCGTACACTACCACAGCGGGTTCGACGGCTACGGGCGTTTCCAAGATGGCTTTGGATAGTTCGGCCAAGGCAGCTACAGCTACTCTTCCTCTTCGCTTGTTAGGTCTTGCGAAGCGTGTGGGTAATGCTTACGGTTCTAGCACTTCTGACGCAGCGTATTGGGAAGTTTACTTCAATACCTCGCAACAGAAGCCTAATATCGTTGGCGTGGCATAAGGGGGATGACAAATGGCTCTTATTAACACTGGTAGTTTTGGAAAAGCCCTCTGGCCCGGAATCAACAAGTGGTATGGTGACTCGTATGCTGAGTTCCAGACAGAGTATGACAAGATCTTTACGAAGAACACTTCCCGTAAGGCTTTTGAAGAAGATGTCGGTACATCGATGTTCGGTCTTGCCCAGCAAAAGGGTGAAGGTCAATCGGTTTCGTATGATACCGCTCAACAAGGTTTCATCGACCGTTATACTCATGTGACGTATGGCCTCGGCTTTATCATCACTAAGGAAATGGTTGAAGATGACCTGTATGATGTTATTGGTAAGAAGCGTGCCTCGGCTCTTGCTTTCTCGATGCGTCAAACCAAGGAAGTTCTTGGTGCGAACATCCTGAACAATGGCTTTACAGGTGGTCCTACCTATGGCGATGGTGTTTCGTTGCTGAATGCTTCGCACCCCAATGTTGCTGGCGGTACTTGGTCTAATATTCTTGCTGCTGCTGCCGATCTGTCGGAAGCTGCTCTTGAACAAGCCGTTATCAATATGGGTAAGTACACGGATGATCGTGGTAAGCGTATCGCTGTGCGTCCTCAGAAGCTTGTGGTTCCTGTCGATCTGGTGTTTGAAGCCGACAAGATCATGAAGACTGAGTACGAAGTTGGTACAGCGAACAACACGGTTAACGTGGTCCGTAGCAAGTTCCCCGGTGGTGTGGTTGTCAATCACTATCTGACGGATACGGATGCTTGGTTCATTGTGACTGACATCAAGGATGGTATGAAGTACTTCGAACGTCGTGCTGATAGCTTTACTCAGGACGATGACTTTGATACGGATAATGCCAAGTTCAAGGCGACTGCCCGTTATTCGTTCGGTTGTACCGATAAGCGTTCTATCTTTGGTTCGCCCGGAGTCTAAGTAATCTTGTAGTAAGGTTGGGGGTGTAGGGTAGTTCCTTACACTTAAACGAAAGACCTTCCGCCCCTTCCACTTCCTTTAAGGATTTCCAAATGTCCGATAAACTGTCTCTCTTTCGTGGTCCAAAGCAACCTCTAGTCAAAACCCGTACCGTGACTTATGCAATGAGTACGGCAACTCAAATAGCCACCTTACCAAAAGGTGCAAGAATTCTCGCGTTTGTTCTGTCTGGTTCTGCTGCTAGTACAGCTACTACAGCAACTCTTTCGATTGGTAATACTGCGACTTCCAATGAATATGTCAGCACTGCTAACGTATTAGCTGCTGGTGTTGGTAATGGTACAAGTGTCTTGGTTGGTGTTGCTGGTGCTATTGGTGGTGTCCTGACTGCTGATACTCCGATCTATGCTAAGTATGCTGAGTCTGGTGGTACTTCTACAACAGGTACTTGGAAGCTTCATATTGTTTATACTACAGGCAATAGTATCAACGACGATACTCTGTAAGAGGTAAACCATGAAGATTAAACAGTTTTACTTAGACACAGCTTCTACCGGAAATGCCACACCTTGGCATTTTCTTGATTGGAGACAGAATCCGTTTGCTGTCTCCTTTCAGATTGATCAATCTGGTACGGCTGCTCATGTTGTGGAATATGGTTATTCCGATCTTATTCCAAAAAGAGTAGCTCTGTCTAGAACTACAACAACAGCCACTTTGACCTACAAGAATCATGGTTTGATTGCTGGTGATAGTCTTGTAGTGAGTGGAGCAGGCGCTCCTTTTGATGGTACTTACCAAGTCGCATCAAGAGCAAGTGCCGATGCTGTCACATACACAGTAGCTAACAGCGGAGCAACAGCCGCTACTCCAGAAACAGCTAAGGCAATTTTTGTTAAGACTATGGTTCATGATAGTTATGGCACACCAGCTACAGCTAATTCTGATGGTAACTTAGCTTTCTCAGTACAAGCTTGCAGAGTCAGAGTTACTACAGGTGGTGCTGGAAATCTGACCTTCCATGTCTCTCAAGGGAGTAACTAATGAGCCAATCAATTGATTATCGTAAACTTGAAATTGTCTCGCAGTTTGCGGGCTTGTTAGATATTCTCGCAAAGCCTGACGACATCAAGGCTCTCATTGCTGATGCCAAGCAGATCATTGCTGACAAGAAAGCCTTACTTGGTCCATTGACCGAGAAGGCTAATCTGGATGCTCTGATTGATCGTGAAGAAGCTGAGTTAGCTAAGAAGAAACAGGAAATGGAGGTTTTACTTGGACAAGCTCAGGATGAAGCTAGACGAATTGTGGATCAGGCTAAGGTCAAACTTGCAGAAGTGGAGAAGCAGACTCTTGAAGCAAAGCTGATGCGTGCTGAGTCTGAAGACACTTTAAAGCGAGCTAGAGATCAAGAACGTCTGGTACAAAAGAGTAAGGAAGAAGTTGAGGCTGCTAGTAAGGTACTAACAGCTAAACAAGCTGAATGTGATGCTACCGCATCTGCTCTGGCAGAGAAGATGGCTAAGATTCAAAAGTTGTTAGGAGAATAACTAATGGCTACATTTACTTTCTTTGATGCTTGGAAGAATGTCTCTGGGGCTGGTGCAAACTTAGCATCTGATACATTGAAACTGAGCTTGTGTACAACGATTCCTGCTACCAGTGCGGTTGCTGCTAGTTGCCTTATTGGCAATGTAACCAAAGCTTCAGGTGGTGGTTATGCTGACTTCACTTGTAATGCTGGCTCTCAATGGTCTGGTACAAGTACAGTCACCTTAGCTCTAGCTGGTGCTGATCCTTCTTGGACGGCTGTTTCGACAGCTATCACAGGAGTCCGTTATGTCGTATTGTGGGATGATACAATCACCTCTCCTAATGCTGATCCATTAGTGGGTTATTGGGATTATGGTAGTGCTATTGATGTGAATCCCGGTGAGACATTTACACTAGATCTGAATGCTTCTTATGCTGCGTATACATTAGCCTAATGTGCGTCGGTCTAACTGCTTTATTGCCAGCCTTGTCATGGTGTGGAGACTCAGGCATCGTCGTGGACGATGGTGGGTCAGGCGCAGTGATCACATCGCAGGCTGGCATTGGGGTTGGCAGTCTAGAGACTTAAGGTACACATTACACTATAGTCCTAACATAGTGTATGGTAAATGGTGGAAAGAAGCTATTGCAAAGATTTGGTATGAAGGCACTTTGAAACGTAGTGATCCAGCAAAGGAAGAAATAAATGACACCAGAACAACTCGGAATTCTCAAGGCAGCAGTTCTAGCTGAAACAGATGTAGATTTTGTGGCAGCGCGTACTGAAGGTAACAACACTAAGATGGCTCAGTTCTACTCTGGTCCAGCAGTTCCTACATACTATGTGTGGAGGTCTGTCTATACACCAGATCAGATTGCTTTGGCTATTGAGGCTGGTATTACTCAGTTAGATGCTCTTACAGCCAGCAAGAGAGAAGTATTACTCTGGTGGGCTGAGAGATCTCATAACCCAGCTAATTCTCAATCGGCTATTGATGATATGTGTGGCTCTCAGAACACATTGAAGAATGCAGTTAAGGATGGTGGTAAGCGTACTGTGAATAAGGGCGAACG